CAATTACACTCACACCCAAAGTTCAGGGTGATGCGATTTATGGATTAGACCCAAGAAACTTTGAGATTTTTAAGTTTAGTAATAGTGGAATCGCAACGCACGAAAATAATACCTTTAAGGTTGGTTGTGGAACAGATGCAAACTCTTATGGAGTTATAAGAAGCACCAACTTCCTCAGATATCGTCCAGGACAAGGTGTAGTTGGTAGATTTACTGCATCATTCTCAAATAACCCAGTAGGTTTTACTCAGAGAGCAGGATTCTTCAATCAAGAAAATGCTCTCCAAATTGGTTATGCACACACGAATGGACAGTTTGGTATCCTTCGTGCGACTGGTGGTAAGGCACACATTCACCAATTTACATTTTCTACTCTTGCTGATGGTAATGTAACTGTTACTATAAATGGAACTGCATTTACTGCGGTAACTCTAAACACTGGAACTCTTGTAGGAAATATTGCACAACTCGTTCAGGGACTAAGAGCACAAGCACTCTTTAATGCTCTGTATCTCGCAGAATACGACCAAACACAAATTAGTTTCCTTGCTACATCACTAGGATTTCAATCTGGTGCAGAAAGTATCACAAGTAGTGGAACAATTACATATACTCACTCAGATTTGCAGTCAGGTGTAGCACAAACGGAGAATTGGACATTCCAAGAAGACTTTAACTTAGATAAACTTGATGGAACTGGATATTCTGGTGTTACACTAGACCCATCAAAACTGAATATTTATCAGATTAATTTCCGTTGGTTGGGTGCTGGTGAGCAAAGATATGCGATAGAAAATCCCCTCAATGGAGATATGATTTTCTTCCATCACGAGCACTATTCCAACAGATACACAACTCCATACTTAGATAATCCATCACTCAAACTTGGATATGTCGCAGCAAATATTGGTTCTCCTACAAGTGGAGTTGTAACTTGTAGAGGTGCATCATTTATGGGTGCAGTTGAAGGTAATGTTGTTCAAACCAGATTACCTTACTCTGCAACAGGTTCAAGAACTGATTCAATGAACACTCCTGGTTCTTTATATCATATTATATCAGTTAAGAATAGATTGGTTTTCCAAGGAAAAGTAAATACAAGAGACTTGATTCCAAAAAGAATTACTGCTTCTGTGAATACTACTGGAGACCCCGCAGTCTTATATGTTTATGTAAATCCAAATCTTACAAATCTTTTAAGATGGACTAGTCCAACAAATGAATTTAATGCATCACTTTATGCAACACAAAGTACTGCTGGGTTGTTTGCAATGAGTGCAACACAAACTTATGCACCAGTAGCAGCATTTCATATTTCAGACGGAGCAACTCTAGATGCAAGCCTAAGTGATTTGGGTATTGATATCCCACCCAACAATTTTATCAGTATCTATATGTCTTCTACAAGTAATATGACTTCTGCTAAGGCATCATTGATTTATGTAGAGGATTAAGGAGTTTTATTATGAGTGAGCAGTATCTTGGTAATCCACTATTAAAAAAAGCAAATACTCCTATTGAGTTTACTCAAGAACAAATTGAGGAATTTATTAAGTGTAAAGATGATCCAGTATATTTTGCACAAAATTATGTTAAGATTGTAACTCTTGATAAGGGTTTACAACCATTTATAACATATGATTTCCAAGAAAAGTTAATTAATAACTTTCATAAACACAGATTTAACATCTGTAAAATGCCACGACAGACTGGTAAGTCTACTACTGTGGTTTCATTCTTGCTTCATTATGCAGTATTTAATGACAATGTTAATATTGGTATTCTTGCGAACAAAGCAGCAACTGCAAGAGAACTCTTAGATAGATTACAGACTGCATATGAAAACCTGCCAAAGTGGATGCAGCAAGGTATCATATCATGGAACAAAGGATCTTTGGAGTTAGAAAATGGCAGTAAGATATTGGCAGCTTCTACATCTGCGAGTGCTGTCCGAGGCATGTCGTTTAATATCCTCTTCCTCGACGAATTCGCTTTCGTTCCAAACCATATTGCAGACTCGTTCTTTGCATCTGTTTATCCTACTATTACTTCTGGTAAAAGCACAAAAGTCATCATAGTTTCTACTCCACATGGTATGAATCATTTCTACCGTATGTGGCACGACGCAGAGAAAGGTAAAAATGAATATATTCCAACAGACGTTCATTGGTCTGAAGTTCCTGGTCGTGATTCCAAGTGGAAAGAACAAACAATTGCAAACACATCAGAACAACAATTTAAGGTTGAGTTTGAGTGCGAATTTCTTGGATCTGTAGATACTTTAATTTCTCCCAGTAAATTAAGAAATTTTGTATATGATTTACCAAAAACTCAAAATAAAGGATTGGATGTTTACGTAGATCCAATAGAGAATCATGATTATGTCATTACCGTTGACGTTGCTAGAGGAGTTGGAGAAGATTATTCTGCATTTGTCGTTGTAGATATTACCCAGTTTCCGCATATTGTGGTTGCAAAATATCGAAACAATGAAATCAAACCAATGCTATTTCCAAATATAATATATGAAATGGCAAAAAGTTACAACAATGCTTTTATATTGTGCGAAGTTAATGATATTGGAGACCAAGTAGCAAGTATTCTCCAATATGATTTGGAATATCAAAATCTTTTGATGTGTTCTATGAGAGGTAGAGCAGGTCAAATTGTTGGTCAGGGTTTTTCTGGAAAGAAAACTCAACTTGGTGTTAAGATGTCCAAAACTGTAAAGAAAGTCGGATCTCTCAATCTTAAAACGATGATTGAGGAAGATAAACTTATCTTTAATGATTATGATATTATCAATGAACTCACAACTTTTATATCTAAGCACAATTCTTTTGAGGCAGAAGAAGGATGCAATGATGACCTTGCCATGTGCCTTGTCATATATGCCTGGCTGGTCGCTCAAGATTACTTTAAGGAACTTACCGACCAGGATGTTCGTAAGAGATTATATGAGGAGCAGAAAAATCAAATAGAACAAGACATGGCACCTTTTGGATTTTTGTCTGATGGTCTAGATGAAAATAGTTTTGTTGATGCTGATGGGGATAGGTGGTTTACTGATGAATATGGTGATCGATCATTTATGTGGGATTATATGTAATGGATATAGATGGACAAATACAACTAGGTCATCTTTTACTTCAGGATAGAAAGTGTAGAGTTTGTGGCGAGATAAAAAATTTAATAGAAGGTTTTTATAGAACAAGAAAAGATAGAGGACCAGTAGCATCATCATATTCATATGAATGTAAAGATTGTACGATAAAAAGAATAGTCACGAGTAAAATGACTTCTAGAGTTTTAGGTAGGTGGGAATATCCAGATTGGTAGTTCACGTCACATTTCCCCTGTGAAAAGTAACTTTTTAATAAATATTTTCAGATAAACTGAGATCACGGAGAAAAAAATGGCGACTCCTCAATTATCTCCTGGCGTATTAGTCAGGGAAGTTGACTTAACGGTAGGAAGAGCTGAGAATGTATTAGATAATATTGGGGCTATCGCTGGTCCCTTCCCAATTGGTCCTGTTGATGATCCTATTAACGTTACTACAGAGCAAGATTTAATTAATGTAGTAGGAAAACCACTTTCTACAGATGCACAATACGAGTACTGGATGAGTGCATCGTCTTATCTTTCTTATGGCGGCGTCCTTAAAGTCGTAAGAACAGATGGTTCTAATCTTACAAGTGCAAACGCAGGTGTTGGTATTGGAAGCACCACATCGCTGAAGATCAAGAACTACGATGATTACATTGCAAATTATCAAGACGCAACAAACTTTACCTATGCTGCTAAGAGTCCTGGTAGCTGGGCAAATGGACTGAAAGTTTGCTTTATTGACGATTTAGCAGACCAAAGAATTGGTATCGCAACCACTAATCCTGCGGCTGCTGGTGCAACCATTGGATTTGGTGTTACAATGGCACTGAGAAATGAAGTTATCCCTGGTGCTGGTACTACTAGCGAATTTACAGGATATCTTAAGGGAATTATCACTGGTATCAATACTGATGCTTCTGGTGGAGCAAGTACTATTGATGTCAAGGTTGTTTCTCGTGTTGAGACTGTTGGTGGTGGTGCTACAGAAACAAGAGTTACTTATGCAGAAGGTAACACTGGTTTAGCATACACAACTGGTGGTGCGATGCACTTTGTAAATTCTAGTGGTATTAATAGCACAGGTACTGCAGGAGAAGCATTACTTGCAACTTCTGTTACAGACTGGTATGAGCAGCAAACACTTGGACTTACCAATAGCGTAATCTACTGGAAAGCACTTGCACCAAAACCAACCTCCAACGTCTATTCTCTCAATAGAAACGGTGGTGGAGATGCAATGCACGTTGTCGTTGTCGATGACGATGGTAAGATCACTGGAATTCAGGGCAATCTCCTTGAGAAGCACGTAGGAATTTCTAAGGCAGTTGACTCAGTATCTAGTGTAAATTCTCCACAAAAGATTTGGTACGAGCAGTATCTTGCAGATTTCTCTAGCAGAATTTATGCAGGGGTCAATCCTTCTCAAGCAGAAGATGCTCACCACAGAACTGTTCCAAGAGCAGTTGGATTTACTACAACATCAGGCGACAAATCACTTTCTTTCGTTCCTATCAGTACTGCTGATGGACTTTGGGGTCTCAATGCACAAGATGTTAGATTCAGTGCAATTGGAAATGTAACTTATTCTCTTGGTGGTGGTAAAGATTACAGCGGAGGAATTCCCGCCGTTGGTAACAATGGAGGAATGAGAGCAACTCTTGCAGATCTTCAAACTTCATACCAATTATTTGAGAACTCTGATGAAGTTGCAGTTGATTATCTTATCATGGGACCTGGAATGGTTTCCGAATTCGAATCACAAGCAAAAGCAAATTATTTGATCGCTCTTGCTAATGGAAGAAAGGATTGTATGGCCGTTGTTGGACCACACAGAGCAAATATTGTAGATATTACAAATACAGATACTCAAACTGAGAATCTGATTAAATTCTTCTCTGTACTGAATTCTTCTTCTTATGCAACATTTGATAGTGGATATAAGTACACTTATGACAGATTTAACAACAAGTTCCGTTACATTCCAACGAATGCTGACGTTGCTGGTTTGATGGTAAGAACTTCTATTCTTGCATATCCATGGTTCTCACCAGCGGGTGAGCAGCGCGGAATCATCAACAATGCAATCAAACTTGCATATAATCCAACTAAAGCACAAAGAGATAGACTTTATCCACAGAGAATTAACTCTGTAATTACAAAACCAGGTATTGGTACACTTCTCTTTGGTGACAAAACTGCTCTTGGTTATGCATCTGCTTTTGATAGAATTAACGTTCGCCGTTTATTCCTCACTGTTGAGCAAGCACTGCAGAGAGCAGCAGAAGCACAACTCTTCGAACTCAATGACGAGTTAACAAGAGCAAACTTCAGAAACATTGTAGAACCATATCTCCGTGATGTTCAGGCAAAGAGAGGTCTTTATGGATTCCTCGTCGTTTGTGACACAACAAACAACACTCCTGACGTTATTGATAACAATGAGTTCAGGGCAGATATCTTCCTGAAGCCTGCGAAGTCTATTAACTACGTCACTCTTACCTTCGTTGCTACCCGCACTGGCGTAAGTTTCGAAGAAGTGGTTGGTAGAGTTTGATCTAGATTAATCTAAATAACAAAAGGAGGATTTAAAAAATGGCAACATCTAGAGAGAACAAATCAATCTCGGATTTTAAATCAGCACTGATCGGGGGCGGTGCCCGCCCCAATCTATTTGAGGTAGAACTCACAACTTTACCTGGTGGAATTGATTGGGATGCTGAGATTTTCAGATTCATGTGTAAATCAGCAAACCTTCCTGCACAAAATGTAGCATCAATCGATGTTCCATTCCGTGGAAGAATTTTTAAGGTTGCTGGAGATAGAACGATTGATACATGGTCAATTACCATTATCAACGATGAAGACTTTAGACTCAGAAGATCCTTTGAGGCATGGTCTGAGTTGATTGCTAAGTTGGACAACAATATTGGCGCAACCAATCCTTCTGCTTACATGGTTAATGCCAAGGTATTCCAGTTAGGAAGAGGATCTGTTCCAAGCAGCAGAGATAACTCTGGCGAATCAAACTCTGTTCTTGCAGAGTATGAATTTGTTGATATTTTCCCAACATCTATTTCAGCAATTGATCTTTCATATGATTCTTCTGACACAATTGAGGAATTTACTGTAGAATTTGCAGTACAGTCCTTTAATATTGTCGCAAGTGGCACTCCTAACGGCTAATAAATAGTCAAAGGAAAATTTAGAAAAATAAATTATGTCTAAGTTGTTTGGGTTCTCAATTGAGGACAACGAACCACTCTCACCATCTGCGGTTTCCCCCGTTCCTCCTAACAATGAGGACGGGGTTGACCACTATATGAGTAGTGGTTTTTTTGGTTCTTATGTAGACATAGAAGGTGTATATAGAACTGAATTTGAGTTAATAAAGAGATATCGTGAAATGTCACTTCACCCAGAAGTTGATAGTGCCATTGAGGATATTGTAAACGAGGCTATTGTTTCTGACAGTAACGATAGTCCTGTTCAAATTGAGTTGTCAAATCTCAATGCTAGTGATGGTATTAAGACGAAAATTCGTAAAGAGTTTAAACATATCTTAGATCTTCTTGACTTTGATAAGAAAGCACACGAAATTTATCGCAACTGGTATATCGATGGTCGAATTTATTATCATAAAATTATAGATCTGAAGAACCCCACAGAAGGAATTCAGGAATTGCGTTATATTGACGCAATGAAAATGAGATATATTAGACAGCAAAAGAAAAAGAAAACGGACGATAGAAATATTCTTTTAAAATTAAAAACTGATGATCCTATGGATTATGAGTTTCCAGAAATTGAAGAATATTTTATCTACAATCCTAAGTCTCCATTCCCATCATCAAATCCATCACAGACTGGTGGGTCTCAGGGAATTAAAATTGCAAAAGATGCAATTACGTATTGCACCTCTGGTTTAGTAGATAGAAATAAGGGAAATACCCTTTCATATCTCCACAAAGCAATTAAATCTCTCAATCAACTCCGCATGATTGAAGATTCTCTGGTCATCTATCGTTTATCTAGAGCACCAGAACGTAGAATTTTCTACATCGATGTTGGCAACTTACCCAAAGTAAAGGCAGAACAATACCTCCGCGATGTTATGATGAGATATCGTAACAAACTTGTATATGATGCAAACACCGGAGAAATCCGTGATGATAAAAAATACATGGCAATGCTTGAGGATTTCTGGCTTCCAAGAAGAGAAGGTGGAAGGGGAACCGAAATTACAACTCTTCCTGGTGGACAGAACCTTGGAGAAATTACAGATATTGAGTATTTTAAGAAAAAACTCTATCGTTCACTGAACGTTCCTCCATCAAGAATGGATGGAGAAGGTGGATTTAATCTTGGTAGATCTTCTGAAATTCTCAGAGATGAACTGAAGTTCACCAAGTTTGTTGGTCGTTTGAGAAAGAGATTCTCTAACATGTTTAATGACATGCTTAAGACTCAACTCATTCTTAAAAATATTATTACTCCCGAAGATTGGGAGATTATGAGTGAGCACATTCAGTATGATTTCCTTTATGATAACCACTTCTCTGAACTGAAAGAATCAGAACTTCTTAATGAAAGACTTAATATGGTTGCTGCAGCAGAACCATATGTTGGCAAATATTTCTCACAAGATTATGTAAGAAGAAAAATTCTTCGTCAAACTGACGTAGAGATTCTTGAGCAAGATAAAATCATTGAGAATGAAATTAAAAAAGGTATCATTCCAGACCCATCTGCACCAATAGATCCACAAACTGGAATGCCATTGGATGCATCACCACAAATGGATCTTGGAAAACCAGTAATGGAACCAGAAATTAATGCCACTTCTACAGAGGCACCGGAAATTCCTAAAGGAGGAGAGATATAAATATCTTCAGTTGTCTATTGACTTAATTAAATGGAAGAACTTTTAGATATGATTGCCACTGACGAGTCACCTTCTCAGATTAGCGATAAGATTAAAGAATTGCTATTTGCAAAATCTGCTGAAAAAATTGATAATCATCATCCAAATGTAGCATCAAAACTGTTTAGGTTTGATGCCGAAGGGGATGGAGAAGAGTAATAAGTAATAAATAACTATTATAAAATAAAAATATACTTATAACTATGTCAAGAATACTTATTTCTGCTGGTGAACAAACTTTAGCGACGGGTATTGGAAACTCAACAACTGTTGATAATGCAAGATTTGTCAGAATTTATAATAATTCTGGTGCAGATGCAGTTTTATATACACAGGATGCAAATTATTCTGGAATTGGATCTATGACCATTAAAGATGGTACTATTGAAACAATTGAGAAGCACCCAGAAGATTCTATCTATTACATAGGTAGTGCCAGTATTAAAGTAGCACGAGTAGGAGTTACCGCGTAAACCAATGAAACTTATCAGAGAAGAGATCGAATCAGTCAATTTTATCGTTGAGGAAACCAACGGTAAGAAAAATCTTTACATCGAAGGAGTTTTCCTCCAAGGAAACATTAAAAACCGAAATGGTAGAATGTATCCAATGGAAACTCTTCGTCGCGAAGTCGCTCGCTATAGCGAGGGTTATGTTAATGCTGGTAGAGCACTTGGAGAATTAGGACATCCAGATGGTCCTACTGTTAACCTCGATAGAGTTTCTCATAAGATTGTTTCTCTGAAAGAAAGTGGATCTAATTTTATCGGTAAAGCAAAAATTCTTAGCACGCCGATGGGAAAGATTGCATCTTCTCTTATCGGTGAAGGTGTAAAACTTGGGGTTTCTTCTCGTGGCATTGGTTCATTAAAAATGACAAGAGAAGGAATTAACATCGTTGGTGATGACTTCATGCTCGCAACTGCTGCTGATATCGTAGCAGATCCTTCTGCTCCCGATGCTTTTGTTGAGGGAATTATGGAAGGTAAAGAGTGGGTTTGGGACGGGGGAATCCTCCGCGAAAAACATGCAGCGAGAATTCAACGTAGAATTAACACTCTTGTTGATCAGAAAGCTCTTGAGGAAAATAAATTAAACTTATTTAATGACTTTTTAAATAACCTTTGATTTATAAAATATCTTAATTTATAAATAAATATAGTTTTAATAAACGGAAAATCGGAGAGTTCAAATGTCTAGTGGAAATGATTTACAAGAAATGGAAGTAGGCACTAAGCAATCCAAAACTGCTGTTAATGCTGGCGCACAAGCAGCAGAACCAATGGATACTTCCATCGCAGGTTCTTACGAAGATCTTGGCGGTCCTACCCCAGAAAATTATAGATCAGATGATGATTCTGCGAAATTGAAGACCCCTGGCGCAACCCTTAAGCAAGTTAAGGATATTGTAAACAAGGGTGCAAAGGCAGCCGAACCAATGAAGGGTATGAAGGAAGAAGAAGAATTCGATACTGAAGAAGTTATCGAAGAGGAAGAGACTACTGAAATTACTGATTCTGAAGAAGTAGTTGAAGAAGTAGTTGAAGAAGAAGTCGAGCAGATTGCTGAGTATGATATCGAAGAAGATGTCAATGCCCTTCTTGGTGAAGAAGAACTCTCCGAAGAATTTAAAGAAAAGGCAAGAACCATCTTCGAAGCAGCAATTAATTCTAAAGTTGCTGGCATCAAAGAAGAGCTTGAGCAAGCATATGCTACTGCTCTTGCTGAAGAAGTAGAAGAAATCAAAGAATCACTCGCAGAGCGTGTTGATTCTTATCTTGAGTACGTCTCAGATGAGTGGTTCCAAGAGAACGAACTCGTCATTGAGCACGCACTCAAGAATGAAATGACTGAATCATTCCTCCAAGGAATGAAGAGTCTTTTTGAAGATCATTATGTATCAATCCCTGAAGATAAATATGATGTGCTTGAGAGCATGGTAGAAAAACTTGATGATATGGAGACTAAACTCAACGAGCAAATTGAGAAAAATATCTCCCTCAACAAGCGTCTCGCAGAGTCGGTTGCTGATGGAATCTTAGATCAAGTCTCTGAAGGTCTTGCACAGACTCAGAAAGAGAAGCTCGCTTCACTTGCCGAAAGTGTTGAGTTTGAAAGTGAAGTACAATATCGTGAAAAACTGGAGACACTCAAAGAGTCATATTTTGCCTCTAAAAAAGGATCTCCATCTGCTAAAGTTGAGACCCTCTCTGAGGGTGTAGATAACGCAGCACCTGAGTCATACTCTAACTCGATGTCTGCATACCTGAGAACCATGGGTTCTTTTAGCAAATCTTGAATTTAACATAATTCAAACCAAATTTAAACACTTACAAAGGTAAACGCAAATGTTCAACAACGAGCATCTGCAGGAAAAGTGGGCACCTCTCCTCAATTATGAGGGACTTGATAAGATCTCTGATCCCCACAGAAGAGCGGTAACCGCCGTCCTGCTGGAAAACCAAGAAAAATTCTTGCATGAGCAAAATGCTTTTGCACATTCAGGTTCATTCCTGAGCGAGCAACCAACCAACGCTGTTGGTAACGGTGGATATACTTCCTCCGGTTCCGACACCACCGTTGCTGGTTTTGACCCCGTTCTGATCTCTCTGATCAGACGCTCAATGCCTAACCTGGTTGCTTATGACCTCGCTGGCGTTCAGCCAATGAGCGGTCCTACTGGACTGATCTTCGCAATGCGTTCACGCTACAACACCCAGGGCGGCACTGAAGCTCTGTTTGATGAAGCAGATACCGCATTCTCTGGTCAGAACGAAGGATTCGATCTGAGCAATGGATTCAGCGATGGTAACGCTGGTCTGGGTACTACTGCACAAGCAGGCAGCAACCCTTCAGTTCTGAACCCCGTTGGTTCCGCATCCTCAACCGCATACAATGTCGGTCAGGGTATGCGTACTGATGACGCAGAAGATCTTGGCACCGCTGGTGACAACTTCAACGAAATGGCTTTCTCGATCGAGAAGGTCACCGTTACTGCGAAGTCAAGAGCACTGAAGGCAGAATACAGCCTTGAGCTTGCACAAGACCTGAAGGCAATTCATGGTCTGAATGCAGAAGCAGAACTTGCTAACATTCTCTCCACTGAGATCCTCGCTGAGATCAACAGAGAAGTTATCAGAACCATCTATAAGGTTGCTGAGCAAGGCGCTGCTGCTAACACCGCAACTCCTGGCGTATTCGACCTCGACATCGACTCCAACGGTCGTTGGTCAGTTGAGAAGTTCAAGGGTCTGCTGTTCCAAATCGAGCGCGACGCTAACGCGATTGCACAAAGAACTCGTAGAGGAAAGGGCAACGTAATCATGTGTTCTGCTGACGTTGCTTCGGCACTGTCAATGGCAGGCGTTCTGGATTACACCCCAGCACTCAACGCTAACCTGAACGTTGATGACACTGGCAACACCTTCGCTGGTGTTCTGCTCGGTAAGTATCGCGTTTATATCGATCCTTATGCTGCAAACGTTGCTGCTCAGCAGTACTACGTTGTAGGTTACAAGGGTTCTTCACCTTACGACGCAGGTCTCTTCTACTGCCCATACGTACCCCTCCAGATGGTACGTGCAGTTGGCGAGAACACCTTCCAGCCCAAGATCGGCTTCAAGACCCGTTATGGTCTTGTTGCAAACCCCTTCGCAGAAGGCACCGAGCAAGGTCTGGGTCGTCTCAAGGTCAACCAGAACCGTTACTACAGAAGAGTTCAAATCAAGAACCTCATGTGATCCATCGGATTCACAATCTGTATACGAGAGACCCGCAAGGGTCTCTTTTTTTATCTAAATATTATTACCTTGATATTCATAATGTGAAAGATGCTGTACTTATAACATTTGGATGCAGTTGGACTTTTGGAGAAGGGTCTGGGTATCAAGATGGCATGACATTAGACCAATACAAAAAAATACAACTTGATTCAAATATATGCTGGAAATATGGATGGAGAAAAAAAGTTGTAGAACACTTTAAATTTAAAGATCATATTAATTTTGGTGAGGGGGGAAGTAGTAATGATAAGCAATTTAGATTAGCAAAGCAATTTTTTGTATCAAAACAATTTAAAGATCTTTATAATAAAACTAAAAATATAGTTGTTTTATGGGGTGTTACGTCTGTAACAAGATATGATTTCTGGATTAAAGATAAAAATAAGTATGAACATATATTTTTAAAGAGTCCAGAAGGGAAGAATTGGGATCCAACTGAATATGGAGAATCCTCAGACTGGATCGCATATTATATTAATAAATATTGCCATTGGGAACCAACTAGAGTGCGTGAGTTAGAACTTGAATTTTTATATTGGAATCAGTACTTTAAACTTTTAGGAATAAAAAATTTTTGGTACGACACGTTCTGCTCATTTAACTAC